TGTTTGCTTCAACGTCTGCCCTGCAATCTTCTATAGTTGACAATGTCCCAGCAGTAAATGCTACAGCATCTTTATTTTGCCAGGTGGTGTCAGTTCCCATTAGATCCCTGTCATGTCATTGGGTTCAAAGTACATAAAAACTACTCCAGCAGCAGCCCCGGTAGCATGTGAATTCGATTCTATGTTTACAGCGTCCCTTGACGAATCATCCCTGTCAAGATCCTTACATGCCGCAGCACTCGAAACAGTGAATTCAGTTATATCACCTACTGCTGAACCTGACGTTGCCACAGTGGCGGTCATCATTTCAGTGCCACCAGCAGCATTTAGCTCAAGATCAATTTCCCAATCGGCGGTTGCCACAACAGTAGTCGTGACCACATAAGCATAGGCAAGCCGACACTGCTTCCACGGTACATATACACCATAATCCAAGTTGGCAGTACTCCTATCAACAGGTAACGACAGGACCACTGGTTCACATGGAATGCTCATTGAATTGTTTCTGCTTGCTGTATAAGTCATGATTGTTCCTCCTTAGACTCATAAGTGAGTTTTCCTTTTTTGAATTTTTCCCCAAGCTTGCCAGCAGCAATTTTTTCATTCAGGAATTGCTCACACGCTGGACAAAATGGGCTAGGTTTTCCATCAATAATGCTCGTTGTTGGGCAATGACATTTTAAACAAATTCCATCATTTATAATTGTGTCCATGTCTCTCCTCTCCAAGTAACCCGAACTCACCGTTCAGGCATTCAAAGTGATCTCTGAATAACGCACCAGTCCCGAATTGAACAACTGGCTGGTCAAAAAAATCCTTGGTTCCTATATATGTTGTATGCATCCTGTGTCTGGGCCTGCATTTGCTACACCACCCATCTTCGGCACCAAACAACCCACATCCCTTGCACCTAAACTTGTTTCTGATAGCCACGCCCTTGCCTCCAAGTACATTGTAATGGCGTCCTTGAGTTTCATGGTTAGCCAATTCTTGCAGATATGATCCATCAAAACCCAATTGTCAGGGTTATTCATCTGCATAACATCCCAATCTTTTGCAATAACTCCAAGGATACCTTGTTCCGAACAATTAATGAATTTGAATGAATCAAGCTCATTTGTCCATGCCGCCACATGCATTTCAGTCCATGTCTTGTATAGAAACATCTGCCGTGACGTCCCCACAGTTTTCAGATTGATCATTGGCTTTGGACCAACTAAACTTGAAAATTCAAACCCTTGCCAAGCCATGAAGTCATCGGCCTGGTTTCTCTCGCTGTCGTCTTCGACATTCCCGTCCGCATAAAATGATTCAGCCCGCTTTTCTGGATCGACTGTGTATTCAAAACTGTAGTCATTCCCGACACATATATGGACATTTGAATGCAATACACTCATAGCTAGCAACCAAATGGTATTCATGATATTTCCAGCAGAAGGAATCAGAATGTGCTCTCTCTTTTTCCCGGTTCTTTGCTCATAAATATCAGGCAAATCACCTACGTCAGTTAAGTAAAACCAGACTTCCTTCCCTTGCTCAACCCACTTATTTAACGTGTCAGGATCAGCGAATAACGATGCAATCAGAATACTATCCTGCCCTAGATCAGGCACATCTTCGCATAATTGACCATAAGCTTCTGGGGTAGCGTCCAACAACACAACAAAATGCGGGAATATCCCATCATTCAATAACGTTTTGTATTGATGGTTGCTTGTCATGACAATAAAAGATTGATCCTTTACTTTATATTGTAGGTTTAACTTACTGACATCCTTAAGTATATCTTTGTTTATATGATAACTTGGCCCTGCCCCGACGCCAATGACGGCTTTATCTGAGGCAAAGCCAAGTGCGTTGTCTATAACAGACCCATACTTATTGTATAGCTTCCGCAAATTTCTCCGGGCGTTCTTCTCCCATAAGGTCAACAGTTTTTGCTCGGTTTCATTGCTGCTACCCTGCAAAAAGTCCCATGATTCTCTTGGAACAATCATGCCCATGTGCTCATTTGTGGAAACAAACTCTTCGTATGTCGTCATGCTATGTCAATGCATCCCACATGGCATGCATCCCTTTCTCATACCCTCGCATTTCAAGTGTATACTCAGACAAAATCATCCATCTGTCATAATCACCACCTGATCTCGGGATTTTCTCAGCAATGAGCTTCCTGTTCTTCTTCGCTCTGAGCTTTATAGACGGCAAGTCAAGCATAAACAGCAGATTGACCGGGGCCTTCCTGAGAGGGATCAAATCAAGCATAATATTTGAATCCGTCAAATAGCTGGTGATGTAATGCCCACCCATCCTTGCGTCAGGAGTCGTTCTGACTCGGTTCTGGTCCCAGGTTGTAAATTTCCGAACCTGGTTTGAATGACCAATCAAAGCAAGCGGACCAGTGGCCCCATTATCCCACAGCCTAGCTGCCATGGTATTGATGGCAGACTCAGTAATGCTTGTGGACGTGGTATCAACCCAATCATTGGTCGATACAGAATTGAGGAACCCAAATGCTCCGTATAGATAAGACGCAACAGTGGACGATCTTCCTTGTCCAGTCGAATATAAAACAGACCATTCACGTTCCCTTTGCATTTCAAGCAATCGCATCGTCATTTGGTGGTTTGGATCATTTTCCACCGCATACATATCGGTGTTCGCTTGGGACCCTGAAATCTTGATGTCCTTTCTCAGGATTGCGAATTTGTTGGACAGCAAGGTTCGTGCCCTTGAAACATCGCTAAACGGGTCGCTTCCCTCATTCACAAAATGCCCAATAATGTAGATTTTTGAATCTGCCGTTATTGTAGACGATGTGTGCAGCAAACAAGAGAAAGTAACGGTGCCAGTTGCGGGAACTGAAGTACACACATAGAAAGTTGCGCTTCCATCGTCCTTGTTGGCATACAGCATTGTTCCTTCTTGAAGCTGCTTCATCTGGTTTGCTTTGCTAAGCCCACCAGTACCTGATGCGATTACAAAACTTGTCCCGGCGGAAGTTACGGTAGCACTGTTGACAACATATCCGAAGCCAAGGTGTTCAGTTACCCACTCGATAACCAGACCACCTGACTCGTCTGCCCAATCCAACCTATTCAATACCGGGGTCCATTTGTGCGCCCACAGATCCAACATGGACGACACATCTCTTACATTGGTATTTGATGTTATGCTCTGGGTAGTATATGCCCCAGAAACAATTGCATGTTCTCCTACAGCCATTGTTTATCCTCCTACCCTGACTGCCAGAATGGATCATCTCTTGGAATCATTATGTTTACCAAATCCTTTATGTTGTTATCAGTTCCACTCCAGTTTTCAGGCTTGGTTATATTTTTTATATTTTCAGTTTGTTGTTGATCAGGTGTTGGTGTCGGAGGATTAATCGTTGATGAAGACTCCATGTGAGGTGGATCAACCTTTTGGGTATAACCTTCAATAGCAGTCCGTGAATCCATCGCTATCTTTCTCAAGACCTGCCTTGCAACCTTATTGTATTCAACAGTTGCACTCGTGTGACCAGACCGAATGGCGGCAATAACATCTGGATTGCTAATGTGCGCCTCCCAAACTTTCGATGCTACTGCATAATCCGGGTCCGACTTGATGCTCATCATTTCCTTCATATTATTTAGTTCAACCGTTTGAGCCTCTTTGGTCTTTTTGTCCCAAAATGTCTCAAGTGTTTTGCTAAATAAATTTGTCAAATCGACAGGTTGTGAGCCGTCATCCCATTGGTCACCATCAGTCTTCATGGAGTTTATCTTTTCTGTAAGCTCTTGAATTCTTTGGTTAGCCAAGTTCGCCTGCTCTCTCGCTTCCCCAAGCAACTGTGCGGTCCTTCCAGCCTGTTGGCTTGCATTGACAATGCCATGCAAACTTTCAGTGTCAGTGACCCCAATCTTGCTCAGTTCGCCCAATAATTCATCAACATTTACCTCTGACGTTGTTTGCTCCGATGGTGTTTCCGTGATCTCAGGAGATTCGGTTACCCCATTGTTGCCTGCATTTTCTTCCATGTTCTTCTCCTTTTTGGTCGCTTCCTTTTTTTTATGGTCGCTTCCGGTTATTTTGCCTTCCTGTGGTCGGCGTTAAACTTTGGTTGTACTTCTTTATGGCAAAATGCTTTTCAGAAAACTTCATGGGGTCCATCAAAAACATTGTCACCTCATAAACCATTCTGTAAGCTCTTTGCCTGACATCCTTTTCCATTGCTCCCAGGTCAGTAAATTGTCGTGACAGCATGTCATTTGTCATAATGCCCTGGATTAACAACAGAATATCTTTGTGAAACTCCCAGCCCGGCTCATCCTTAAGCCTTATGTACTGCTCAAGTCTTTGCCTGCTTACGTCGTTGCTAAATATCTGGTCAATAACTTGTATTAATTTTGATCTCATTTCAATAACACATCCATGGTTGCCTTGCTTATTAACCCAAAATCTAACTCAAACCCTGCCTTTTCTATTTGTTTCATCCACCAAAATGAACTCTTGACAGTCAAGTGCAAAGGCTCTTCTATCAAGTGAGGCCCAAAGTTGTCGTCCTTCAATGATATGGATAAAAAACAGCATTTGTCCGCTTTCTTTCTAAATATAGCTAAAACAGTGTCAATATAACTCTCTGGGACGTGTTCTAACACATCACAGCATGTTATAGCATCAACACGCTTAGGGTAAACAGACTCTTCCCATAACGCACCATGGATGAAGATATCTTTCAACCTTGGATCAATCGCATTCTGGGCTATGTCAATGCCTGCGACATTCCATGACGGGTTTTTGATTTTAAGATCCCTCAAGAACCTCCCGGATCCACAGCCACAATCCAAGATGGACTTGACTTTTGCGTCCTTGAACCACTGAAAAATCGGGAGTCGCTTTAAGGCCATCCTTCCAGGGGACACAGCCTTCTTGTATTCCTGTGATTCCCATACCTTCTCATATTTTGTTTGCTCAGTTTGTTTCATTTACTTCAACAAAGCCTTGACGACTTCCCTCTGGAGTGTTCTGTCATCGTCTTTTGCCGCCAAATTGTCTTGTAACGCGGCGTTCGCCATCTGCATTCGTGTTTGTTCCTGCATGGCCATTATTTGCTGCTGTTGGACCTCTTCAGGAGTATTGAGAAACTTATTTGTTCCAGGAAAATCAAGCATTTCCAAAATGGACTTCATAAACTGGTATTGCTTTAAATATGGTGACCCAACCCACATTTGGGCATATTGAATCAGTTGCTGAGCACGGAACATCTTCCCTAAAGCAGGCTCCATAGCGGTGTACCTTGCAGAGAAATCATAATCTACATGGTAATCACCTGACATCATTGGGGAAAAGTTTGTGTTTTGGCCCTGGTTTATCTTTACTTCAAAATTAGGTGGTAGGTGGTAGGTGTTCAATCTCATCATATGCTTCAAAAAAGGCTGAAACCCTTGATAATCCATGGTCATAAGCAACAATTTGGCCCTTGCTTGCCCTACTTTTTGAAGCGAGTACATTGTTCCGACGTGCTCCTGGCGGTTTGGAATAGACCCCATGTTGTATTCAGTCTCACCGGTCATTTCAGAAAGGGTGTCCTCGAAAAACTTCTCTTGCTCTCTGAAAATGCCAGTTTGTGACACATCAGGAGTTATAATGGGTTCGATATCTCCCATATCTTCCACAGGCACCAGCCCGAATGGCTTCCAGATCAAGGATTCAGGATCAATGTCAGCAGATTCCCTGACCTTCATCATTTGGTTGACCAGCATAATGACATTCTGGAACCTAGTGTTCCCGAGCGTATTGTATTGTTCCTGGACGTCTTTCCCAAGTCGTATCAAGCCAACATCCCAAAATAGCTCAGGATGCGGGTATGCTGATATTTTGAAGAAGGGCCTGGTTCCATATTTGTTTTTCTGTATTGACAATAAGGCTTTGTAGTTTCCAATGTGAAAGATTGCCTCAGATTCAGTTCCTTTTATCTTAATTCCTGATCCAATCTCATAGGGAGTTTCATCTTCAGGGAAAATATGCCTCCCATAACCCTCTATAATATCAACATTCGGGGTATTATACTCGGACTGAAGCTCTTCCTGATATACCCCTTCAATGCTTAAAGACTTGGCAAAAGCTTCTCCTGCATCGTTCCCCATGGAGGTATAAGGTGATTCACTTGACCTTACTTTGCTGCTCCAGCCTAGGTTGTCTATGTTCCGGAAAACGCCTTTATCGGCCATGGATTTTATGTAATCGATGGATCTCTCATACACACAGAACACAAACGGCATTTTTTGAATTGATTTGTAATGAGGATGAGGGATGAAGGTCTTGTTATGCAAAACTTCAGCGTATGGTTGCTCATAAACAACCTGTGGCTCTTCTACCAGCCTGTCAAAATAAGAAACTCCGACAATTCTTCCCATTTCGTCAAACTGAGGCATAGGGATTGTGATTCTTCTGGGTGTAATGCGCTCTTCCTTGCGCCAGTACATCTTGGTTATACCAGTTCCCCAGGCTAGAGCATTGAACATCCACGTCAAATGGTGAAAATACCCACCCCCATGATCATCTATGGAGTTCAGATTCTCCAGTTGGTAGTTAAGAAGGCCCTCTACACGTTGAGCACGGTCTACATCACGCCCTTTTCTTGGCCTTACACCCACCAAGTTTGAAGGACCACCCTGATATAACTGCTCCATAAACCTGGCCAATATGTTTTGGACCCTTGGCATGAGCTTGTTGAACGTCATATTGTAGGCTAATGGGTATTCGTTTTCGTTTCTATACCCAAGATAATACTCCATGTCCTCATTGTAGGCTTCCCGCATATAACTGTTCAGTCTGTATTGATGCTCATAAGCCTTCAGAAAGGCTTTAAATGACGCCAGTTCGTTTTCGGACATTTCAGACATTCACAAACCACCTAAGTTGGATGTTTTCACACAAAAACAGCCCCACCAGAATCACATCCTGATAGGGCTTCTATATATATTTTATAGAGTAGGTCCCTTTTTTGTTATTTTTCGATCTTTATTGTCTCGTTTTTATTTACGGATGATATGCCACCCTTAAAAAAGTTGACCGTAATATGACCCACTTTTCTTGATTCTACCCATTCTTCCATTATCTTACATACTTTATCTATCTGTGTCAAGCTTTTTTTGTTTTGCATGAAAGTTTCTTCATTTCCTTGCACCAAGATTTTGTTATTTTCTTGCATAATCACCTACATATGGCCCATATCTCTTCGCCCCTCCATAACTCGTAAGTCCCCATTTTGGCCTCTTCCGCTCCATGCCTTTCTTGATCTTTCTGCTTTTGCTCTGAAGGATGTATTTCAAGCACACGGGGTAGTCAGACCACTTTGGGTCAGGCTCGCCTTTGATCGCTTCGCCCTTCCTTGCCCAATAATGGTTTCTCAAACACGTTCTCAAAGACTTGCAGTTCTCCCTGATAAACACCCTTGGATGATCAGGAGCGTCCCTTGACTTTCCATTGAAGAAGTCGTTCACAATGCTAATGCCGACTCCAGGTTGCTTATTGTACCCCTCAGTCAGCATAATGCCACAATGCCTAAACTCTTCCCAAGCGTTGAACCCTGTAATGAAAGCATTGTTCTTGTCCTTCATTTTGGGCTCACCGTACCGCCTGATTTTCAATCGCCTCCAGCCTTCGATCTCCCTTATCATGGAAGACAACTGCAAGATAGTTTTCCCTTTCCCGACTTCAGGGGCCATCTCATCCCACACAATCACGTCCCCCTTGTTCGGGCCGGACTTGTACTCAAATGTCCACAATATGGCCGGTGGCTTGCTCTGGTGCCAGTCTATCGCAAACTCAAACAACACGTCATCATCGAACGGAACCTCAAAGTCATACGGCAATAAATGACCTCTCTTAGTCTCAGGGTTCCATATCTCGTCCTGAAACCCAGGATGAACAAGCTCTCCCCATGTAGGATAGTCCCCATACAACTGGATCTTCAGTTGCCGCTCAGTCTTGCCCTTGCTGAACCGCTTGACATACTCTTGAGTGATTGCAGGATTGTCCATCATGGCCGCCCTGACAACATAAATGTCCTTGTCCTCTCCAGATTCGAACGGCTCAACCAGCTTAAACTTTGTCCAGGAAGGCCCCCTGCCATCCTCAAACGGAGGCGTGAAACTGTGCAAAATTTTGCCCCCACCCTTTGCAGTACGAAGACCACGCTTTGACTCATCATAAACAGCATGGTCAGCCTCTTCATCGCACGCCAGAATGTCAAAATTCGTCCCTGAATGTAACTTCTTCTTCTGCTCAGACGTCTGAAAGAACAAGATCGACCCATTGTTGAATGTAACTGCCCGATCATCCCGAGACCACAAACTTTTGATCTCAGAAGCAGGCAACATAGGACCAATCTCTTCATCTGTCTTGGGGTTGTAAAAAGGCTTCAAGGCAGTCTCTGTGAAAATCTTCTCCAAGCCATGCTCAAAATCGTTGATCAGGATCTTCGTGTTCAAAGGCGGAGGCGCAAGCTGAAACGGATGAACCCCAAGAGCCAAACAAATCAGGTTCCAGTACAACAGCCTGGTCTTGCCTGCACCGTTCCCGGCAACAAATACAATCTCCCAATGAGTCCCAACAGCGTTGATAAACTCCACCTGCTTGCCATAAAACATCGTCCTCCACTTAAACAATGGAAGCCAATCTGTTGGGATGTCTACGTTCCTAGCCATATCTCAGCCTTAAGAGTTTTATATATACTTCACAAAACTGTTGTCTTCACCTGCCAAGTCAATATCTGACAAAGTGAAGACTTATTATCCACCTTTTACAATTTTAAATCATGGCCTTTTCGGAATCA